TCTTCACCGATTACATGGATGAATCCTTCTTTCATCTTATCGGCTTCCCTGTTGGTCAATACTTTGATTTCCAATTGGACTTTGTATCCTTGAAAATCAATTTCTTTTTTCTGAGTCCCTCTTGGAACAAACAGAATATTTTCTGGTATGTTTTCGACACTTGTCATGTTGTTAACCTCTTGGTTTGTTAATTACCCGCCGTAAGTATGGGTTATTTGATATGAATTGTACTGTAAACGCATAGCCTATGCGCATACTGTATCATAATCTGTATCAATTGCTGCATTTTCAACTATTGCCACGCTTGTAATGTTCAATGCGAGATCCTGAACTACAATTCCTTGAGAAATATCAATCGGTTCATTTGCCGCTTTGATTTTTACACCGCTCAGCGTCCAGGTGATATTGTTCGTTCCATTCGTAACTTTGAAACTGCAATTTGAAACAGTTGCACCAGCCTTGAACAAATCCCAGATAGCAGCATCATGCATTTTCACAGTAATACCAGCATCCCATTTCTGGACTTGAGGTGCGGGTTGTGATATGAGTTCACCTGTTGCGGTATCCATGGCTTCATCGACATGTAATTGGTTATCGAATCCGAGCCGTGCTTGAGTCACATACGGACTGATATCTACATTATTGATTTTTACAGTCAGGTCAGAGCTTTTATATGGTCTGATTATAGCAGCGGTGTGCTGTTTCAGACTTTCGATAGACGCCTGATATGATTTGTATGATGTCAACTTAGTTGCATTCTGCGCCACGAAATCCGCAGAAAAACGCACCCAGTCACCTTTCGCAAAGTTGAAATCGCCTTTATTACATACGTTACCGACATACTGTTTGCCAAAATCAGCGCTACTATGCAGGTGTCCTGCCTGGAAACTCATAGATTGTAATACATCAGCCTGAACAAATGTATGAGTATAAGGGTCTGCTGCTCCTGTCATGGTATCGGTCATCCCCATACATAGCATCGGGAATCGCATGTGCTGGAGAAACATTTCAAGTGTGTTTCCAAACTTCGGGACCATCGGATAGTATTCGCCTACTGTCCGGGCGTCTACTCCATCCATGGGATTCAATTCAAATAGTTCCTGGTTATCGCTACCAGTGAATTTCTGGACAAAACCAGGCCACGCCCATGTTACCGCTGTGTTCGCCGTCCCATATGCCACATTTTCAACAGCATAGTTGAAAACTGACCTACGCCCCAGAAAAAACTCAGTTGTTGCCATTATTGTTACCTCTTGGTTATTATATTCGCCGCTTGGCATGTGTTATTTTAATATCCATCCCAGAAATAGTAGTTGTTGATGCCATATTTTAGGGATGGATGGTTTAATATATGATGTAATCCTATTAATAATCGTTGATGCCATATGAGTGAAACTACTAAATTATGTGAGTGTGGCTGTGGTCAAAAAACCAGTGTTTTCCGTGGTAAGCCTAGACGATTTATATACAAACACCATCTCCACTGCCAAACAGAAGAAACACGTCTTAAAAAATCTAATGCAATGAAAGGCAAACTGGTTGGTGAAAAAAACCCGATGTGGAATAAACACCCCACAAAAGAAACACGTCAAAAACTATCAGATAAAAGTAAAGGTATAAATAACCCCAATTATGGTAAAATAAGTGCAATGCGTGGAAAAAAGCAATCAGAAGGAACCAAAAAAAAAATGTCCCTTGCTCAAATGGGGCATATTACTTCGTCTGAGACAAGAATCAAAATAGGCAATGCAAACAAAGGAAAAAAACCGATGTTGGGATTCAAGCATTCAACTGAATCAAAAAAAATAATGTCTGAATCAAAAACAGGCAAAACTGGTGAAAATAGCAGTAATTGGCGCGGTGGTATTTCATTTGAACCTTATTGCCCTAAATTTAATAATGAATTTAAAGAATTGATACGAAATAAATTTAATCGCCTGTGCTTCTTGTGTGGCAAAACTGAAACTGAAAATGGAAGAAAGTTGTCAGTGCACCACGTGAATTATGATAAATCGTGTTTATGTGCTGATTATAAATGTGAGTTTGTACCCTTATGTAGTCGTTGTCATTTAAAAACAAATGGTGACCGGGACCAATGGGAACAAACAATTCTAAAAAAACTTATGATTTAGTCCGAAATATTAACAGCAGTGAAGCGAATTTGCAATTCTACACGTTTGACGCGACCTCCTATTTCATCCATCACAGCGCTCTTACGCACATTGATATAATCGAATAATGTAGGAACAATTGCAGTTCTCCAGTTATCCCGAAGATAAATATGCACTGAATCTGCCAAGTAGTCAACCAAAGTATCACCTTCCAACTTCCGTACATAATCCACTAAGAACGCTGTCGCATCATCAGGATTATCGCCAGCAGGACTCCAGTCTATGGAATCATACCGTCCATCTGAATCATTGTCTATCAATAGATAATCTGTGGTTATAACGAAGGTATGAGGCACGCCTGATAGTGTGCCTGTGACTTCACTTATACCAGTAGCAGGTGTATCATCCAGTAAATATTTATCCGTACCACTTGCGAACGTGTGAGATTCATTAGTTACTGTTTTAACTGTACATAATTTATTCTTGATTGCGTAGATATTAATTAATAGTGTTACGGAATCTTCAGTTTCAGTGCCGCCAACCCCGATATCACCCATAGAAGATGTATCCATCCGGGTAACAGATATCCTCGGAAAATTATTCTCATTATCTACCATTGCAGCTAATAGCGGTCTATCCGGATATATCCAATTGGTGGATAATCCGGCAGCAGCTCTTGCAGTAGCATTCGGATCAGTAATATTAGCTCTGAGTAATCCGGTGATAAATTCCTGTGGTGATACCCGTGAATCGGTCATTTAGCAAACTCCTCTTTGAATATTTTTGGTGAGATTCTTTGGACATGTTCAAGTGCTTTTCTGAATGGTGCCATTTCATCAAGTGATACTGACATCCCACCTCTGGCTATTACAATTTCTTCCCGGGATTTCCTGGATGGTTTTTTGAGTTTTTTACCGGATACACCAATTACCTCAAATCCTAAATCTTCAAAATGTAGAACTGCCCATTTTCCCAGTGATGTCAGACTTCCACCATAATCCACAAATGGCACCCAGTGTTCTTCAGTACCGAACTCATGGAATATCCCATAATCCACACTATCCCGAAGTGCAAATCCGTATCCACCTTCTATAACATCAGAATGGACTCCGTCTCTAAACTGTCCAGATTGTACACCTTGTGAATGTCCTGAACTTTTCACAAAAGTATTAATCGTATCCTTTGCATCAAACTCTGCTTCAAACCCTAATCGTTCCATGGATTCAATGATGTGTTTCTGCGCATTCAAAGAGTATGTATTTATCTTTTTATCCAGATCGATGAAATTTGTTTCCAATAGCATGATTCAAGCCTCATATGGGACTTGTCGTAAATCGCATGTGACAAGCACCGGATTATTTATATCCCAATCAACATTCAATATTTTCACAACCACATACATATCGTTTGAACCATCGGATGAATCTAATATCTTATCACTGACTTCCGGCATGGTTGCGCTGCTCCCTGTCCATAAGAATAGTCCCCTAACCTCTCGGTCTTCCAGTCTACCTGCGAACTTATCATCTAATGTGAACGGTACTGCTGAGATAATCCCCTTGATGGTACTGTCTGTTTTTGAAACACTGATAGGATGGCCGTTTGGATCAGTAGTTATCGTTTCCTTGCGTAGGGTCATGCTGATGCCTTCCCATGAACCAAATATTTGATTCATGTGTTTTGATAAACCTTTGATTTTTGTGGATGTTGCCATATTACCGCCATGAATCTAAATTGCCAATAAGTTTGTCCGGAGTTGACCAATTGCCTTGATAAGTCCAGCCTTCTCATCTTTTAATTTTTCGATATTCCGTATCATCGAGACGTACGGTTCTCCCACACCCACAGATACACCGGATGGTAATGAATATGAAGTGACCTCATCATACATCCCCCCCACCTGTTGAATCAACACCCGCATAGCCGAAATCGTCGCAGATAACGCCGTGATATTCCCTGGCACATTCGCATATCCATAGGTGTACACGCATTTGACACGGTGATTCTGCTGTGAGAATGTTTTAGACCGGAGTCTAATCCTGCCCATCTTAGAATCTAACCAGTAATCAGACGCCGCCCATGTGATTACTAATGTTTCAGTCACATCATAAGATTCTAAAGATGTTATCGATTGTACTGGTCTTTTGTCCAAGAATATAGTATC